AAAAGCAGCTGGAGGACACTCTGATCAGTGAGATCAACAGTGCCCCCGGCCGCTTTGTTCAGGTACGCTTCAGCCCTTGTGCAGATGCCGGACAGCTTGGCGTCTATATCGTCATCATCAAATGTGATGTCCAGATAGTTCTTCAGATCTTCAAAGTATTCCGGCATCTGCGGTCACCTCCTGCTTACGCCTCTTCCTTGACGTGCCAGACAAGCTCCTTGAGGTTGGAGATGTCCAGGTACTTGAAGGAGTTGAAATCCTTCGGGCGGCCATTGCCGAGGAACTTGATCTTGTAGGCCCTTGCGTCCTCCAGGAACATAGTGCTGTCGTCGTATTCGAGCTTGCCGTTCTTGGGAAGGCCGAGGCCGAGGAAGTACTGCTTGCCGATGCCGAGCACGGCCTTGCCAGCGGTCAGTGCAGTGGACTGGATGATCTGGCAGGGGATAGGCATCACATCGTTGCGGTAGGTTCCGTCGGGCGCCTGCATGGTGGTCGCGGGGACTACCTTGCTGTAGTAGTCAGCGGGCGTGCAGACGAAGATCAGGCCGTCGACCTTGCGGGGCCTGCCGGAGGGAGTGACCGCCATCCCTGCAACGAGGGTACCCATGCTCTTGGGGGTGATCTCATTCAGAGCAACGGGGGTCTGGATGTTGTACTCCTGCGTGGTGGAGTCGACAGTGCCGTCGGAGATCATGCCGATGGGCTGGTTCACGCCGTTGCCGCTGACCACACCATCCTCAGCACCAAGGATCAGGGCCTCAGTCAGGACAGAACGGATGTAGCGGTCGACCCATGCGGGACCGGCATCCAGCAGATCCATGGAGGTGGTCATGTACGCGAACAGCTTCGCATATGCGACATTGAACTCTGCGATGTCGCCGACCAGCTCACTGACGCCGGTGCTGTTCTTGTTCAGGCCGAGCGCGCCCCAGACGGCCTTCTGGGGGCCCTGCTCGTTGATGATCCAGTGGGTGATGTTGGTCGTGTTCTGGAAGTCGATCGCGTTCAGCAGGGGAGACTCGACCATGGCGTCTTCCATGACGGTGTCGATGATGGTCTCAGGGAACGCAATGTCAATGTTCGCGATGGCCTGCTTGGGGGTCGCGCTGCGGGATGCCTGGATGACGGCTTCGTAGAACTTGGTCTCCTTGGAGGTCAGCTGTCTGACCCCGCGGCCTGCCAGGATGGTCCTGTCGGCGTCTTCCATGGCACCATTGATCTGTGCGGTCACGATCTCGGAATAGAAGGCAGACAGGCCTTCGAGGGACTGCTGGACCGCCTGCTCATCGTTTGCGGCGATCGCGTTGGAGAGGGCCTGCACGATCTCGGCCCGCTTCTGCTGCATCATGTCAAGATTTTTCATTTGGGTTCCTCCTTATTTGAAATAATTGGATACAAGGTTCTGTACCCGGTCGGCTTCCATGGGCTTTGCGGGTTCAGTGGTCTTCAGTCTCCGGCTGATATCGTCAAGCTGCTTCTTCACCTGACGGAGCTGCTTCACAGCCTCCTGCTCATCGTCATCATCGTCAGGGTCATCATCAGGATCCGGATCGGCAGCGGGGTCTGTGACCTCATCGTCATCCTTGTCATCCTCATCGTCAGGATCCTCCTGGCGGTTGACCTCATCGATGAATCCGTACTTCAGGCACTCATCAGGTGTGAGGAATGTCTCGGCGTCCATCAGCTCGATCAGCTCCTCTTCGGTCATGCTGTGATGGCATGCCTCGAGGAAGATCTGGCGGTTGGACTCCATCAGCTTGTCGAGGTTGTCAGCTTCCTGTCTGAGTTCTTTGGCATTGCCCGCCACGATCGTCCACATGTTGTGGACCAGTGCGGATGTCCCCAGGTTCATCACCCTGTGGTCACATGCCATCAGGATCAGGAAGGCCACACTGTAGGCGTTGCCATCAACGACTCCGTTGATGGTCGCACCGTGTCGCTTGAGCTGGTTGTAGATTCCCACGCCCTCCTTCACATCACCGCCATTAGAGTTGATGTAGAGGTTGATGGTCGCGTTCTGAGGGATCTGTGCCAGCTGCTCCCTGAAATAGTTTGCAGACGTTTCGGATTTGATCTCCGTCCATGTACTCCAGTCAAACTTCCCGCGGGCGCTGACATCGTCGTAGAGATACATGTCATACGTGTTCGCGAAGGCCTGCCGGGGCGCGATGTGGAGCATCATCACCGGTGCTTCTTTCTTCATCCTATTCACTCACCTCCTTCCGTCATAGGATCATTGGCATCTGCGTAGTTTTTGGTAATATAGTGCCGGTCTGCCCAGGGTTCATCGATCTCGGGCATACCAAGCAGGCGGCAGAGCTCGTTGTGGCTGAACCCGTCAGCGAACAGCTTGTCGAAGTTCGTCGCCACATCGAAGATGTCGGTATGTTTGATATTGTTGGTGAAGGCCTTGATCCTGCAGCCGCGTGAAGCGTCAGCCTGGTCAAATTCCTTCGCCGTCAGCTCACATGCGAGCATGTAGGCCAGAGGGTCCACACATCCGGTCAGGAGGACATCGAACGCGTCACTCATCCCGGCGACCTCACCGCGGAGGACCGCCGGCGGGACCTTGTAGGCATTCGCCACTCTCGCGATCGCAGTGTCCAGCATCGTGTTGATGTTGTTGGAGGACTCGCTGTCAATGCTCTCGTGCCTGCCGGTGTAGGTCATACCGCGGAACAGCGGCATGACTGCATTGTTTGCGCTGAAATAGCTCCTGAACCGGTTGTTGATCCAGTCACCGTACTTCTTTTCAAAGTCCTCCGGACCGGTCACCGCGCTGTTGACGTTCAGGATGCCCTTCTCGCCTCCGGATCCGGCGTACACATCCGCCGCATGGGTGATGAGCGCGTTATACATGTCCATCAGGTCGGCCAGGGATGCTGTGATGTCTGTGGTGGAGTAGCGCATGTAGAAGACCTCACGTGACTTGAAGGTCCTCTGCATCTGCAGGTCACCGCGGGACACCTGCTCAAAAACATCCTCTTTGACTGCATACTCAGGGTGGTGTACGAAGGTATCTGCAATGATGAGCTGGTCACCTGCAGGAACCACCAGCACCTCCTGATAGTAGAGGAGCTTGCACCAGAACTCCTTCCAGAAGTCCTTCGCGTTCTGGTTCACGTTCGGCTTGATGTTCAGCCTATACCATTCCGCGCCCTGCTGCAGTTTTCCGTCATAGTAGGTCTGGAGCTCAATGTTGCACATGAGGCTTGCCACATAGTCCACCACAGTGGCGACCGCGTAGGCGTTCACACAGAACTCCTGCTCTTTTCTTTTGTAGTCGCGGACGCTGATCCGCTTCACTCCATCCTCATCCGGTTCAACGTCCCGGAAGATGGAGGCCAAAAAACTTTTGAAGCTCACACGTCTTCCTCCTTAAAAAACCATGACTCCGTTGCTGCCGAAGTCTGACTCATAGTCTGTGTCGAGGTCCGGCTCATCCCCCATCAGGAGCGCCACACATTCCGCTGCCACGTATGCCTTGAACGGGTCGGTCTTGCGGCTGTGCGGCTCGATCTTGCCGTAGGTGATGTTGCCGACCTTGGAGATCTCCATCTTGCTGTTCCAGACCGCCCAGCGCATGAGGGGGTTGTCTCCGAAGACCAGTGTCTGGTTAACAAACTTGCTTGTGATGATCGGCGCAACCTGCATCTCGTTGGACGGCCTCAGGAGGAAGATGTTCCCGTAGTCCTTGTCCCACATGAACTTCTGGTTCTCGAGCGCGTTCCTCATCATCTGGTAACGGTACTGGTCGATTCCGACGCCCAGGATCCTGGCATTCAGCTCTGACTCCTTGAGCCTGAGCCAGCAGGCCGGCAGGTCCGCGGGGATCTCCGGCGCGTTCACGATCGTGAGGAGCCCCATGGCCTCCCACTGCTCCAGCGGCGCCTTGATCTTCTTCAGGTCGCGGCTCTGCGCACATACCCATGCATGCGACACCCACACGCTCTTCCCGTTGACGTCGAAGAGCAGGCCCGCACCAAGGAAGTCAGTGGTGCTCATGTAGTCGATGCCGGCATAGCAGTTCCTGCCGGACAGCTCCTCCGGCATGATCAGCTGGTTCGTCGCGAGCACATTGTCCCAGGTGGTGATGTTGTCCTCCGCGGCCTTCGGCGGGTAGTTCATGCGCTTGCATGAGAAGGAGATGTTCCCGATCGGATCATCCTGATAATCTGCGAACTCCATCTGGATCTCATAGAGCAGGTGCGGGAGATACTGGAGCGACGGATTCGCCTTGTACCACATGGCGGGGTCGCTGATCTCTTTCTCCTCCTCGACATGGCAGAAGAACGGCAGCCAGCCGTTGTCCTTCTTTTCACCTGTGAGGATCTTCTGCATCTTGCCCTTCAGGTCATCCAGCACACCGCCGCGTACCAGGCCGTCAGTGGAGATGTATGTCCTCCTCGGCCGCGGGACTTTACCCAGGCCGGTGGTGGCGACGTCCATCAGCTTGTAATTCTCGTAGGCATGTACTTCATCGAAGTCGACCTTGCCGGGACGGAAGCCGTCCTTTGTCTTTGGTGCGGAAGTATTGAAGGCAAACTCACTGCCGGTGTCCGTGTTGACGATCAGCTCCTTGGTCCAGCGGAAGTGCTTCTTCATCTTCGAGGCGTGCGTCTCCAGGACATCGTAGACATCCTGCCATGACGCCTTCGCCTGCTTCTCACTCATGGCGAAGATGTCAATGTTGTACTTCCTCACACCGTTGGTGTCCGTCAGCAGGCAGAAGTCCTCGAAGGACAGGTATCCATTCTTCCCGCCGCCTCTGCCGATGTAGATCATCAGGATCGGCCACCGGAGCTGTCCTGAGTCTTTCCAGTAGACGCAGTTGTGAAGAGCGAAGCAGAAGATCTCCCAAGGGAAAAGCTGATAGGGGAAGTACTTCTGATAGCTCAGGTACTTCTCAAGCTGGGCTTCGTCGACATAGATCTCACCAGACCTGAACTCCTGCTCCACCAGGGAGATCAGCAGATGCTGTTCTTCACATACCGGATATCTGCCGGACCGCACCAGGTCGATGTAGTCCTGGATCCAGTGGGTCATAACTCATCCTCTTCTCCGGCCGGCACCTTGTCCGTGGTAAGTCCGAGGTCCTTCAGGATCTGCAGCATCTGTCTGGTGTAGGTCGGCAGCATCTTCACTGCGGGGTTGTCCTTCTCATACTCCTTACCAGTGGAAGAGATGGAAGTATAGGACATACCTCTGGTGGTGATATCCTTCTTCATGGTCTCGACCTGCTCGTAGTACCAGATGTAATCATCTACCAGACCAGCGAAGTGTGCGAGGTTTGCGCCCTTCGCTTCAAGCTGCTGCATGAGACTCTTCCTGACTTTTGTGGACTTTCTCGCCATTCGGATTCTCCTTTCTGAATTTTACGCGCGCGTGTGAAAAATCTGTTTATGACAGGCCCCCTACCCGTTGTACAGGGTCCCCCATAGAAATTCATTTATTTTGACCGGGGGTGTCACCATTTTTCATCATTCACAAATTTCCTGCGCGTGTGATAATGAAATCTTTCCGGGTGCTGCGCTTCATGACATGCGTGACAGCATGCGACAAGGTTCGGCACTACCTTGCCATGCCGGTCCACGTATGTCTCCTGATACGCCAGCTCCGGATGATCCTTCAGGTGATTGACATGATGCACGTACCGTGCGCGAGTATATCTGCCTGACGCCTTGCAGTACTGACACTCATAGTGCTGATCCCTCAGCACCTTCGCCGCAAGCCTGCGCCATGTCCGGTCATTATAGAACTCTGCTGTCCTTCTCTCCCTGATCAGGATCCTGATCTCATCTGCTGTCATCTTCGTCACCACATAAAAAGAGACCGGCTCCTCTGTCCGGTCTCTCGACTCTACCATCTTATCAATTTGTTACATGGCATTTCCATGGCATTTGGAAAATTCCCTGAGCGCTTCACCATGCAGCTGATTGATGTGGTCATAGCTGTACGGCTGGCCGTTGGTCTTCACCATGATGCAGGCGATCTCCTCCAGGCGGTAGTAGTGCATCCGTCCTGACTTCATCCTCTGGCCCACATACTTGAGCTGTAAGAGTTCCACA